CCACATACTTTTATTGTTGCAACTTCATCGGTATCTTTAATAACTATTTCATCTCCTTCAGAAAAAAGATTTCCTCTGATATAATTTTCTCTATCTTCTGAAACTTCTTCTAATCGCAAGTGCTTCTTAAAAAACTTTTCTTCTTTTAAACCCATTCTTTTTCTTAATAAATTATATAAAGACTTAGCATCTGGATTTGATACTCCTTTAGGTAATCCTTGTGAAAAGGAAGTAAAGTCATTGTCTTTTGCAAATCCTCTCATCTTAGATGCTGACATACCTTCAACACCTTCTGAATCGGGATCTCTTTGACCTGCTGATATAACTCTAATGTTTTGAAAATTATAGAATCCATGTGTAGATTTTTTACCATTATATTTTTTTAATAGTGTATCAAATTCTATAACTCTATCTGAACCAGCCAACATCACTATACTTTTAAATCCTTCATCATATAAACTAGTTACTGCTTGAAATATGGTTTTTAATTTTTTGTTTGAAATGATTGATCTTGCATGCCTTGGAAACATTTTTCTCAAGGTTTTAATTTTTTCCATATATGTTAATGGATTACTTTTCTGATCGTTTGATTGTGTGACATAGATTCTATATGGATTAGAACCCGCTTTTTGAGATAATTTATCTAATAGTTTACCGTGACCTATTGTAGGTGGATTCATCCTACCCCAGGTGAAATAGATGGTTTTAGTTTCTTCAACTAAGTATTGTTTAAATGACGATATCATAATGTATTCCTGTTAATTACCCATTCTTTTTTGTGGTAATAACCTTTTAGCTACTCTTTTTAATCTACTTTGAAAAGCTGGTTTATTTAATTTTTTTTCTATACTACTTTTCTGTGCAGCACTCATTGAACCTTTATCTTTTCCTCTAGATAATATCTTAAATGCTGAGGCTCGAGCAGTTCTATTAGCTCTTTTTAAAGCTCTCTTTCTATCTGGCAAACGACCTTTAAAACGTCTAGCTCCTGCCTTTAAGCGACTTTTTAATTTTCGCATACTCATAGATTTAGCTATTCTTTGAGTTAGGCTAATCTCATTTAATTCGTCTTCAATAAAATCTTTAAATTTTAACATCTTATGTCCTTGTTGGTTTATTCCATCCTTTTAATATACTTGGGTTAAAGTTGTTGTATGAAAATTCTAATCTATCAACAATCTTTACCGCATCACCACCAAGCTTATCAATAGCAACAAAACCTTCTTGGCCTGTTGTTTTAAATCCATTGCTTGTTTGTACAAATGTATCTAATTTAATAAACTTATTTAATATATTTATAATTTTTAATTTTGCAAGTACAATTAATTTTTGTAAGTCAAATATCTTTTTCAGATTAACTTTATTTTTCTCTGAAAAGAATTTTAAAACTTCATTTAATTTACCTTTTTGTACTTGTTTACCTTTTTCTGTTTTTCTACTATCAATCTCTTTTTGATATTTGTTCTTAATGTATCGTATGAGCGCGTTGACGTGTTTTTGGGTGTTTGCGATGACCATTCCACGTCTGACAAAACTGTTGTTAAATGTTTCAATGGTTTGAGCAAGGCTTTGGTTTTTTTCAAGGTCTCTAAGAACATTTCCCGAAATTTGATTGAATAGTTTTCCTGCTTCTGAAAGATAGTCATTTACTATTTCTGTCTCCTTTTTAGACATAGTATAGTTAGTTAAGTCTCTTAACATTGCATCTTGAGACCAAACGTTAGCAGTTTTATTCAATTTAGATACATCAACTCCATAAGAAGCTTTCATAGTTTCAAAAGATTTTCCAGTATATGTAGTATGCCAGACTATGCCTATTTTTGATTTGAGTAATTCTTTTGCTTTAAGTGAATCAGTTGGTACAGCATAAACTATTGTATTTGGATGAAAGGTAATATAAGTTTTACCTTTAATCTTTTCTCTTTTCAATTCGCCTGGTCCGTATAAAAAATCTCCTTGTATAACTCCTTTGATTCCTAATGATGGTAAATACTTTAGTGCTAGTTTTAATTTATCAGAAAGATCTCCAGATGTATCAGCTTCAACTTCAGCATCTGTTTTGTATACTTTAGGTGACTTATTAAAGATACCTTTTTTAGCTACAAAAAACTTTCCGTCTCTTGGATCTGTTCCTGCAAAAATGGCGGGTGCACCGTCCCACTTAACACTAGCAGAGCCTTCTTTAACTCCGCCTAACATATCTCTTAATGATCTTAATGCAAGAATTGCTTGACGTGTGCCGTCAACTCCACCATATAGAACTTTATCCTCTATATGAGTCATGTGCGTATTCTTCTGTTCTGTAATAAATTCTGCGAATCTCATTTTTCTTTTTTTGCTTCGTGTTGTTTTTTCAAAACTTGTTTAGCCTTTTTAAATATGCCTACTACTTCCATCTTACCCATAACTTTAGCACGTTGTTCTCCAACCGTTAGTATTTGTATTTTTCTTGCATAAGGCTTTTTAATATTTTTTACTTTAGCTACAGTTGCTTTTGCATCAGCTGGTGTAGCGAATTTAATACTTACAGTGTCTTTTGGATTTTCATCTGTATATAATCTGCGATCTGATCCCTTTGGCTTTTTACCTGTTCCTACTTTAGGATCTGCTTCATTAACATTCTCTTCATGTACATATTTAAAATCTAAAGCATCACTTGGTCTAATTCCTCTGCCTTTAGGTTTTTTGTAAATAACAAAATCTCTACCTTTATGAAGAAAGAACTTAGCTTGAGTTTTAATATATTTTTTTGAAGACGCTTCTGTACCTCTATGAACTATTGTTTGATAGTCAGGTACATTTTTCTGATATACAAAATGACTCTTCTTATTTTCTTTTACGAATTCTTTAAATCTCATTATATTTCCTTTGCTGTGCTTGGCATTTGAGCTAAAGCAAAAACTCCTATTCTTGAATTTTTAACACCTAAACTGTCCATGTCTGATGTAAATCTTGCATAATATATGCATGTATAACCTTCTTTAGGAACTGAGCCATTAGTATCTGAATGCGCTGATTGTATAGTGTAATATTTTCCAGATTTTACTAGCTTCATAGTTCCTTGATGAAATTCATCTATGTTATTTCTACCTCTAGCTTTTCCATAATCTACACCCCACACTGATAATCTTGCTATATTACTGTCTTTAACTTTTCTAAATACTGATTGTTTTCTTTGAAATCCGTCAGGAAACATCTCTTTTACATCTTTAACAAATTTTTCAACGTCTGCATTACCTTTGAATACTTTATTAGATAATCCTCCGTATTGTTGAAAATCTTTAGCTGTTTTTCCAGCTTTATGAGAAATCCAAGCTGCTTCTCTTCCCATGTCATCTAATAAATGAAAGTCAGATTTAGGAACACCAGGAGTACTCTCAACACCAGCAATCACCATCTTTCTTCTACCAACTATCATATCTAAAGCACCAGTCTTTTCTTTAGCTATAGTTTTTTCAAGTTCTTCTCTAAATGCTTTAAGGAACGCATCTTCTGCTCTAGTACCAAATCCAACACCTTTACCTCCAAACTCAGGTCCTTTAAAAAAGTCACTAGGATATTTAACTTTACCCTTTTTCATAGTGTCAAAATCTTGCTTATATCCTGGTTTAACAAATGTCTTTTTATCTGGAGGAGGTGGCTTTAAAAAAACTTCTCCTTTTTTAGTTAAGAAACCTTCTTTGTCTTTTATCTTTTTAAGAAACACATCAACTCTAGATCCTCCTCTTCTGGTAAGATCGTTGTGTTTTAGTATAGAATAAATATTTTTTTCAGAAAGAAAGTCTAAAAATTTTTTCATATTATCCACCAAATTCGTGTCCTGCGACTCTTCTTAATTGTTTGTTAAACTCAGCTTGACCTGGCTTTTCTTTATATAACTTTATAGAAATTTCAGGTCTATCTTTACCTTTAATTCTCCAGTTCATACCTTTTTCTTTATGCTCAGGTTTAGTAGTTTTTACTAACCTTCTTTTATATTGAGCTTCAAATGATTCAGGTTTTTTACCAGATCCTTCATTAGTTTCTTGTTTACTAGCAACAGCTTTTTTTCTTCTGTTTAGTATTTTATTCTTTTTTATATTAAGAGGATGAAGTGGATGTTTTATGCCGTATGGTGAATTTGGATATGGATCTTTTTTCTTCGGTCTTCCTCTTAAATCCATGGGATCAACTATTTCATTAGCTTGCTCTTTTTCATATCCGGTAGTACCTGATTTTTTAGTCACAGCCTGAAATCCTTTAATTCTTTTCATTCTTTTTAATTCATTATCTCTAAATTTTTTATCTTTATACTCTTGACTAGTTCCTGGGTAATTTTTAGCCATTCTTTGAGCAGCTGAATAATGACTTTTTTGGTTAGCCTTCTTATAAGCATTTCTTTTGGCTGGAGTATCTAGTACTTCTTTGATTGACATGTCACTATTACTTTGGCCTGGTGTAATTTTTTTCATTAATTTAATTGATTCTGGAGAACCATAATCATATTTGTAATTTTCTTTTTTAGATTTCTTTGATGCTCTTGCTTTTGCGGCTAAATCTTTATCAGCCTTTCCCCAA